AGTCCAGCCTGCTGACCTGCTCAGGCGTTGCTGTAAGCCTGGGCGTCTCCGCTGCATGGTAACCATAGCCAAACCAGTCTTGCACATGATCCGGCCAGCTACTGAGCTTCTGCTTGCGGATGGCTGCCGGTAGCTTGCGCTCGGTCTCGGCTGCTTCCAAAAAAAGATCGTTGAGCTGGGTCATGTCCATGCGTCAAACTCGCGTAGCTCGCGCTCGGTTTTGTCCAGCCAGTCATGCCGCTCAAGCGGTGACATGGCATCGACCGCCTGCTGGATCATCGCCAGCTCCTCACGACTGTGCTTGTGGATAAGCTTGCGGAAAACCCTGCGCTGCTGCTCGTCAAACGGGTTGGCATCGCTACGGGCTATAGCTTGCTTATAAGACATGCTATTGCGCTTGGCCAAGTTAGTGATCAAAGATTGGATTTGTGTTGCTCTGCTTGATCGCGAGCTATCAGCTATAGCTTGCTGGTCGCATGCTATAGCACCGTTTTCTTTTCCGGCAGAGCCGATTTTATCGTGATCCGAAATCATGTCAAGTGGCCTTGTGAATAAGTCAAATGCCCAGGCGTTTTGCTAGGATGTTTTTGACGTGTGCCCACAGGGTCAGCTCAGCGGATTTGCGCTTTGCCCATTCGGCTTTCTTCTTTCGTGATAGCGCGGCGCGCTGCTCGGGTGTCCATTGTCTTGGCATCGGTGTCCTCCTTTAGCCAGTTGGTCATAACTTTGTGGCATCTGTTGTTGTCACAAACAAAATGCCCGCTCATCAGCACCAGCCATGTGTGGCCGGCAACGTCATGCTCCTTCGCGCAGGCATCGCACCGGCGCTTGCCGGGCGTCGGCTTGTCACGCACCGCGCCCCATTTGCTTTTCTGCCTTACCTCGTCAGACATACGATCTCGGCCCCTTCATGGCCTTCTATGACGGCCTCTATCTGATCGGTCATAGCCTCGCGCAGATAGCCCTCAGTCATTATCCCTGCCCCGCCGTCGCGCAATGTGGGCGGTAGCTCCATCCAGTCCAGGTCAAACATCTGTTCAATGTCGCTCGTCAGCCTAACGCGCGGGATATTGTACAGCTCGGCTATGCGGAATATGCTGTAGCCTGCGGCGAACAGACGCCTGATCTCTGCGTCGGCCATTGCGACAGCTTGCTCGCGCCTGCTCATGTGCCTGCCTTCAATCGCACAAGCGGATCAAGAATATCAAACACCTCACCCAGTGACTGGGCCATGCCGTAGTGGCAACCAGCCAGGATCAGGCGCTGCGCCATCTCAAGCTGGTTCACGCTCATGCGTGCCTTGCCGCCAGGCCGCTTCAGCTCAATAAACACGCTTGTGCTTATGCTATGCACGGCCTGGTCGCTGGGTATGAATATCTCAAGGTCAGGCCAGCCGGACTGCGTACCCATAGTCTTCAGCTTCTTCTTGAACGCGACATGGCGCTTGCCCTCATTGGGCGAGTGATGAAACACACAGCCAGGCGGCAGCGCAATCTTGAGCCAGTCCACTACCTGTTTTTGCAGGTCAGCTTCGGTTAAGGTAGAAGTCATTCGGCATTACTTTCCCAGAAGAAATCACAATAATTCTGTCCATGAAAACTGGACTGGGAATTAGCCGGTTTTTGTGATCGCGCGGCAGGCACCAGCGCCGCGCCACTGTCGCATGTGAGGCTCCGAGCTGGCGCGCCAAATGTGCGAATGACCAGCCCTTTTCTTTTCTAAACGTGTCCAATGTCATCGCTAAAAACTACACTGCTTCGGCGTAATAATCTAGGGGGTTGACGTATACCGTCGCAATAAATTAGGGTCTTAAAGATTGTGACCGGAACCGACACGGGGTAAACTCATGACCATTATGCCAAACAACCTAAACAAAATGATTACGGCGTCAGGCTTGAGCAAGCGCGAGGTGGCCGGGCTAAAGGGCGTCACGCCGGAGACCCTGAGCCGGCACATCAGTGGTAAAATCGGAATATCGCTGAGCGACGCTGAGCAGTACGCCAGGATATTGGGCTGCACCGCGAAAGAGGTTTTCTTTGCAGCAGACCCAATGAAGATTATTGGTATAAATATACTCCGCCCCCAAAAAATGCGTCATCAGGAACCACACGATTGTAAGTGGCAGCGTGAGCTGTCCAGCGAGGGCAAGCAATACTATGCGGCGTTTCCATCGATTGATCCCAAAATCGTTGGGGTATGGCACACACTGATAGATAGAACCTACAATGGCCGGTTTGAGTTTTTACAAAACACAATCGAATTTGTGTTGCGCGAGCCAATCGACAATTCGTACGTCAGCCCACAACAGTGCGCGGGTCGGCTTTGTTATGTTGAAATCGATGGCACTCATAAATGTAGTTTAGAGGCTACGAAAATTATACAGGCGCTTGTTTACCCGAACCCAGATGGCACTTATACGCTCGTAAATGTCTATGGCCTTTGCACCATCGAAAATAAACTTTTGAGGTGGGCAACGCCTATTCTAGGGACAAGCATGATGCCCACCCAATCGCCAGAAGAGGTTTTGACCAGCTCGCGCGGACGCATCGAACATTTTTCATAAGCAAAAATTGTGGAAAACACGTCAAAAGAATTGACGTAAAATACGCCACCCATTAGCGTTATATGTACACTACAAAGGTACATATTCATGCTACACACCGCGCCATCCTGGGCTGTCCGACACAACTATTTCCACCACAGCAACCCGCGCAACAAAGACCGCGCCAAGGATTTCTTTGAGAAATCACACGTTCGGCCATTGGTTGACAAAGCGTTTGCTGTTCTCAAAAACGCAGCAGCATCTGAGACCGAAAAGATTGAAGCGCGCGGGGTTTTGTCCAGGCTCTATGAAGGCCGGTCGTCAGCTAATATGGAAGCCGGCAAGGCCGTTCAGACCGCCACAGACATGGCCCTGGTGCCTGACCAAGATGGCGAGACACATGATATGGCCGAGGCTACACGCGCAGGCGTTGACCAGCTCGCCAGTTACAAGGCCAAGAACGACGATGATGAGCTACGCCGTGAGCAATACCTCATAGAGCTTCCCAAGGTCGTAGAACACGCTGTAAAGGGCCTTAGAGAGGCAATGGCAGGCGATAATCGCATATTGGGTGAGATGCAGCTACTGGACACGCTGCCTGGCTGCGCCCTGCCCCACAACACCAAGCCGGATTATGCGAACCGAGGCGATCTAAAGACAAAATGGTCTCGGCCCAGCACCCGTGCCAAGAGCGGATGGCAGAGTGGTAGCCTGCCCAACAGCCTGACCGGCATGTTTGACATGAACAACGTGTACCAGGCCGCAGGCTTTTGGGCGCTGAATGGTCACCGGCCACCCTTTATTGTGTACGCCAATGCGTCAGACTATCGGGTGTTTACGCCAGAGAACGCACCAGAGCTGCGTGACGACTATCTCCATGACGTAGTGGTTGACATTGCCATGCGCGAGAAGACGACGGAAAACATTTTGCGCACAGCTAGCTGCAAGCATGAGCTGTTTGGCCTGGTTAATCCTGACTGGCAATCGATCTACTGGTCGGAGCCAATCACATACATTCAAGAAGCAAAAAAGTTTTGGGGGTCAGCATGACACACAATAGCGATCTATGGCCTGGCGATCCTGGCTATCAAATCAATATCACAAAAATACAGGCGGCTATTGGTGACATGGCAACCGTGACCGTCAAGGGCGGTGGACAATACACGCAGGTAAGCACGAGGGTAGAAGCTTTCCGACGCCATGTCGGAGCAAATGTCAGCATCGAAACTGACCTTGTTGTGGATGATGGCAAGCGCGTGGTTATCAAAGCGCTGGTGCGACGCCCTGATGGGTTCACCATTGCGACCGGCTATGCAGAAGAAATACGCGGTAGCAGTAACGTCAACCAGGGCGCAGCGATAGAGAACTGCGAAAGCTCAGCAATCGGGCGCGCTCTCGCCGCGCTGGGCTTGCATGGCGGTCAATATGCGTCTGCTGAAGAAATCGATAAATTTGAACGCAATGTAGAAAATGCAAGCGCTCAGGCAGCAGCCGAGCCTGCCGCCCCGCCGGTCGAGGACGTACCGTTTGACACGGACGATTGGGCTGCCTGGGTACGGGAACAATGCAATCAGTTAAAAGGCATCACGCAAATGTCCAAGCTAGAGGCTTGGAAGCGCTCGACCGCCAGAACGCGCACCGATTTGCAAAAAGCAAGCAAAAGCCAGTGGAACATTCTGGCGAAAGAATACACCGATATTTATCAACAATTAAACACAGGGGTCAGAAATGGGTAAGCCACATTTTTCATATGCCAGGATCAAACCAAAACAGGACGTGCTTGCGACTGCGCCAAACGGTGCGCCGCAAGAATATCGCGCGGTTGGTTACATTCAATTTAAGCAAGAGTGGAACGACCTGTCCAAAAGCTATGTGCCCATGTCCCAAGAGCAGCAGGCCAAGTGCGACGAGCTGCATCGGCTCTTTGCTGAGGTGGGCGCCGAGATCGGCATCACCCTCACCCAGCGAAACGGCAGCGACAATGTGCGTGACTATCCAAGGGTTATGCAGTTCAAGCTTATCGTGAATGAGCCAGATGCTCAGGCCGCGCCCAACTCGTCACCACCACCGCCAGCGGCCGACCCGTTTGATGATCCGTTTGGTGATGGGGGTATCTGATGACCAATGCCAAACTACTTACTATTAAAGAGGTGGCGAAATATCTTTTTGACAATCAAAACCGCGACGCTTACTACCGCGCGCGCAATCTTATCAAAAAGCACAAGCTTACTGAAATCACGGTCGGGCGACGCATCTACGTCCAGCGCTCTGCCGTCGACGCCGCTGTCGGTCTTGATAGTGTACCCGACGCCGGGCCGGATCAACTGCCTGATTAACGAAACCTTTGTCTCGCGATCTTTGACCGCCGCGCAGCTCGACCAGCTTGCGCTGCGGTTTCATCAGGCCGCTATTGAAACGAGGAAGCGTGAAGAAAACACACAATTCATGGGGTGAACCTCTTAGCCGTGCTGAAGAAAAGTACCGGAACTGGTGGCGCAACGCGACGCCATTGGAAAGAGTACAGCTCGAAACTCAAATACTGGATTATCACATCAAGATAGCGCAATTGCAGGCTCTGGGAAAACGGACGCCAAAAAAATCATATGTTTATAAAATTGAGAATATGAACAAGCGCTGGAAAAGCCCAAAGCCGATACCCCAGCGCTCGTCCACCAATCACGATTAAGCTAAAACGCCTGACTGATCGCGTCAGCAATGCGCCGGTCTTGCTCCGGCGTTTCCAGCCAATGACCATAAATGTCTGTAGTCGTCTTGATGGATGTGTGACCCATCAGGTTCGTCACTGTCCACCAGTCGCCATCAAAAGCTTGTAGAATACGGCTCGCATAGTAGTGCCTCAGATCGTGCCAGCAAATGCGCTCCACGCCAGCGGCATCGCATGCCGAGTGCACGGCGAACAAAAACTTGCTGTCCGAGATGACGTTGCCGTTTGACGTGCAGAAGACGAGCTGGTCGTCATCAGGCCGACCGGCTTGCAGATACAGCTCTTGCAATAATTGCTTTACGTCTGGCGTCAGCGGCACACGGCGCTTGCCCTTTTCCGTTTTTGTATCACCGATACCGGCCTTTGCCTCGACAGCACGGACTACGTGTATCACGTTGTTTTCGAGATCGACCTCAGCCCATCGCAGCGCGCGCTGCTCGCCCTGGCGTAGTCCGGTGGTTGCTGCAAACCGTGCGCGCAATGCCCAGGTTGGTGACATCTCTGAAATGATTGCATCAATCACCTCTGGCTGAATGCGTTTTGTTTTGTTGCCGCCAACCTTCTTTGCGCCCTTTGGCTTTACGCCGACCATCGGGTTTGTGTTTCGGCAGCCGGCATCCATGGCATAGTCAAACATCACCCGAACATCTGTGATGATATTCTGAACAGTCTTGCGCGTTCTGTTTGCCTTCAACTGATCCATCAATTGCAGGCGTATCTGACCGGCAGTAAGGTCGCGCACTTTGGTTGTTGCCAATGGCACACCGCCCAGGTCGAGGTCGATGAAGTTCTGACTATGTCGCGTCTTAACGTGCAGGTTTGCTTTCTTGATATCGCCGTCCTCAAACTGACCGATCAGGTGCTGCACAAATCGATCACGCAATGTTTGGAAATCCCAGTCCCAAGCTTCTGCAAGGTTGGGGGTCAGTTCCTTTTTTAGATTGTCAGCAAATGCTTGCGCTTCTTCGCGCGTAACAAAATAATGCCGTTTGCCATTTTCAACGATTGAGCGAGTGTCAACGCAAAAACTTGCCCAGCCCTTTTTGCGTTGCGTCTTGTGTTGTGTAACTGAAATATCCATGGGTCGGTCTCCATAAATTTGACTTATACCGTCAACGTAGAGACCCAGAAAAGCAATTACAAGCCCTTTTTGGCATGCGTTTGGCATGCAGAAAGGGTGTTTTCAGAAAATATGTAACGATATCAGTGGGATAGTTGGTGAGCCCGGAAGGATTCGAACCTTTATTTTTTGTACCACCACGCGCACAAACCAACAAAACCGGTACATACGCACAACAAGTTGTGACCCGTGTTGCAGGTTATTCGTGGTGTTTGGCATGCGCTTGGCATGCGGCTAGGATTTGCGGAACCGGCGCGTCTTTTTCATGATGCTTTCGGGTTGCTTGGAAAATTGCTTGCCGGCTTTCTTGGCGCGGCGCTTCGCAGCCGTGGTGCGCGAGTACTCGGCAGGGGTCAGGCTAGCAATGGCAGCGGCAGGCAAATAGCGCTCGCCGGTCTCGCTGGATTTCTTGCCAGACTTGGTTCGCCAGTTTTGCTTTGACCAATTTTTAAGTGATCGTTGCGGGTCTTTCATTTGCCAACTTTTTTCATAGCTTGTTTGTGCGCAGCACCAAAGGTTGAGCCGTCACGCATCAGCCGACGCATCAAGCTCATATGGCCCTTGGTGTGGTGAACCGAGTGACGCTTCAGCGCAGCCTTTTGTCTTTTGTTAATACTCATTATTTATAACCCCCGCCCTTGGCCTTGTACTGCTTCGCCAATAACTGAGCTTTGCGAGCCGACCACTTGCCGGCCGCAGTGCCTTGCACATTGCGACCGAGGATCGACTGAAACATACGCTTGCGCATTCCAGGCTTGGTATAATTACCAGCCTTGTTGACCGTAGATTTTTTCTCAGCCACGCTTAGGTTTCTTTCCGGCTTTCTTCATCGCCATAGCTGTCGCGCCCTGCTTTTTCATGCGAGCCATCTTCATCATTGATCCAGATTTTTTGCGTCCACCGCCACCGTATCCATATGCCATGTCATGCCTTCCTTCTATTTCGGGCGCTGATTGATTTTGCCTTTGATCTGGCATCTGCCTTGCTGCTAGCACCCCAAGCTCGCAAGGATAATAAAAGTCGTGTGGGTTTGCCGTTTTTGCGTTCCGGCCCTTTCATGTTTCCCATGCGCGCAAGAAAGGATGCGCGGCGAGGATTGTCACCCGATTTGACGGGGCGCTTCAGGTTCATGCCCTGGGCGCGAGCTGAACGGCGACCGGCTTCGTTTAAACCACCCTTGGGGTTCTTACCTGCCTTGCGCTGCCAAGCCGGTGTCTTAGCCACGACGCACCGCACCAGTCTTGGCAGCCCGGTCAGAGCCTTTCGGCCCAGCGACACGTGTTAGGGTGCCATAGACATACCTGTCACGCGCCTTGCCCTTCAGTCCCTTTTTTCGAGCTTGAGCCATCAAGCTTTTTTCTAGTGCTTCAGGCATCAATCAATCCCTTCCTGTATCCGTTGTCCTTGTCGTATGTCAGCGTCTGGCCGCGCGGGTCTGGGGCGTAGCTGCAATGCACCCAGCCCGTGTTGCCGCCGGTATAAAATTCTAGGATGAGCTGGTCAAAATCACAGTTCTGCGCAATCCACTCAGCGAGGCCAAAGTTGCTGATACCAGCAATCTCGAAATCAGCCGCCTGTCCTAGTGCGTGTTGGCTTGTGGCCTTTGACCCGATAGCCTCGCACAGCTCTTCGCAACGATATCCGCTGGTAATAGTGACTGGCCGGTCGTAATGATCGCGCACCGGCTGCAAGACATTTTCACAAAGCGCCTTTAGGTTCTGTATTTTATCAATCGTTGGCGTGTTGCTGATACCCATCCGCAAGGCCGTCTGGCTTTTGGTCATTTCGCGCAGACTAAAATTTTTGCTGAGCTTCATGTCTGCATTTAGCCCTTGAGTTTGCCAATACTTTTTAGGCCAAAGCTTGCAGCGATACTTGCCAAAATTCCATAGGTTAGCCATTCGGGGCAATCCTCTCGCAAGAACTTAAAGCCGTCCGCAATGTAGGGTTGGAGAGCCGGAATGAAGCAGGCAAATATCAGGGCGATAAAGGTCAGCGTCCAGGCTTCATCCTTCCAGCTATCCTGACTGGCAGACATGGCCTGCTCTTCCCAGTCAGCATCGCTTTGAACCTTTTTGGTTTTGGCTTCAATCTTAGCGACGGCCAGCGCTTGCTTGGCCTTTGCCTTTTCGGCGCGGTTTGCCATCCACTGTCCGGCCAGACCGGCAATGGGCTGCAATAAATTAAGCATAGATATTATCCCGATTGTTGCGTTTCCAAATCTGAAAGTTTGTGCTGTTTGTCTTACGCTCTTTTTTCCTCGCAAGGTTGTAAGCGCGCATCTTGTTCAGCCGCTGATACCTATAAATTTTCAATAGACCCTTACTCTTTTGGGATCGACGCGCTTCGGTACGCAGTAAGCAGTGACCCGATCTCGCTTGTCGATGTATCGCATGTCGCGATGTGTGCCGTAGCGCCTGCTCAGATTGCGCGCAAAAAAGTTGCACTCTGTCAGATCACGAAAATGCATTTTGTTGCTTTCCATGCGCCGGTCTTCACCAACGCCCAGATAAACCAGCAACAAAAACACGTCCATTATTGCAAAGCTCGTAAGAACAAGGCCCAGATAATCAGCCCAACAACTCCGACGATGCCCACGACAATGCCGAGGAATATCATAAACGCTCGGACAAACTCTTCGCGACGCTTCTTGGCGAGCTGCTCTTGGACGCGACGAGACTTACGCGCCTGCGCTTGGAATGCCTGCCAGTCTTTCCATAGGCCAGGACGGCCAGACCAGATCATAGTTTCACGCAACTGCTCTTCTTGCTGTTTGAGCTTTTCTAAGGCCATAAACTCTTCCAAGTCGGTGCTGTCTACGCCACGGCGTTTCTTCTTCTTTGCTCGTCGCGACAACTCTTCTTTGGCCCCAACATACTTTGTTATTGCCGAGCCTGCATCAGCAAGCTCACGTCCGTTTTGCACAGCAGTTTTGATCACCGCAAACGCTGCGTTTGCGGCGGCTAGTTCAGCCAACATTTTGTTTGCCTATGTCAGAACAAGAGATAGGAGCAGCGCAATGCTGCCACCGGCCGTAGTCACAATCAAAAATTCGATGCGCTTAATCCTTGCAATGGTCTCGGCCCACCGTTCAGCGCAAACAGCCTCATGCGTATTGATCTGAGCCTGGACGGATTGCACTGTAGGCTTTGCCATCAGTCTGCGTCCTCAATCGTAAGTGTGCCAGCTTCTACTCGGCGTAGGATTTCTGCGTAGTGGCGGTTATCTGTATCAAACGGCACAGTCATAGGAAGCCCATCTATCGTTGCTCTAATAGATGTTTTCTCACCATCATGGACTTGATATTTTGCAGACGTAATATTCATAGTATCTTCCATAATTATAACTCCGCATCTGCTACAATGTTATATGTATAAAAGGGCGCATCAAGGCTTGTTCCCGCAAAATGATAACTTAACCCATTTGAGTATCCTATTGGTGAACTTGAAAATGTAGTCAACGTAGCTCCGTTATATTGCGTAATTCTATCTGCCGTATTAGCAACATCGGTTCTGCCCGGAAAAAATGAGATAGAGGGAGCCGCCCTCATTTGGACGGGCCATTGTAATGCTGGATATGCACGGTCTTGTAAACCATCTGCCGCCAAAGCATAATACGGCCCTTTACTTGACTGTGTTGCATCGCCCGGAAACCATTCTGTTGAAGAAGATGCGTTATCACCTGATTTGTAATAATACCGCTGGCAGTCTAAATAAGTGTCACAGTATTTCTGTACTTCAAATTCAGTAGCTACGGAGCCAACCTCAAGCTGAATGCCTGTAAGTTGTAGTGTAGCACTACCAGTACTTATCAAATTAGTTTGACCTGTTACACCAGCAAAGTTGCCATCGCCAAATGAACCTGCTGATTTTAAACGACTTGAACCATCGCCCAAAGACCAGCTTACTCTTAGCCCAATTCCATTAGTAGTTAACCAAGTTCCGCTTGTATCTCCAGCAATAGTGGCAGTCTTCTGTTCCCAAGTATCTGCTGAATTAACAGTGTAAGAAAAAATAAATGAACGGTCTGCCGCACTATTCCGTATAGCCCCGCCAAATGTACCCGTTACACTAGATTTAACATAAAATGAAAGTGTAAGAGTTTTTGCTCCAGAACTACCATATCCTAAATGATAAATATTTTGACCTTCAATTCTTTGAGTAATCCCATAAAAGTCACCCGATGCAATGCTACTGTCTGCGCTTGTTACCGTTGCAAGAACAGAATTACTGAAACCAGCAGGACTGTCAGTAGACTGAGCAAGAGTAAATGTTCCACCAGCGGCGGCAAAACCTTTGAACCTATCTACAGCACCCACTAATTCGCCGTTATTAATAGTTTCCGTTGCCCTTTGATTTACTACTGCCGCCCCATTAATAATCAAATTCTTCCGACCTTTAGGTGCGCTTGCGGATTGTGCTAGTTGTCTTGCTTTGCTAGTCATTTATTTAGCCTCCAACGCGGCAACTTTAGTTTCAAGAACCTCAATAGTTTTTTGCTGTTCCTGCAATAGTTTTACGATTGCCGGGGTTAAACGATCATACTGAACGCCCTCTGGCTGTGGTGTTTCCAATGTGGTTTCTATTTTTTCTTTGATTGTAATGCCCCTGTCATCAACAACTTCTTTAAAAGTAACATCAGTCGTTTTGTAATGAACAAGTCGTGGGTCAATTTTTTCAACTTCTTCTGCAATAAATCCCCAGTGACTATTGTCTGCGTTATCCAATTTGCATTTTGATTTATAGTAAACAGGGCGCAAATTTAATATTGCTTGAGCATAAGAAAGCCCCATATCCTCAATGTTCTGTTTGTATTTTTCAGAAGAAGTAGAGCGCAAAAGTGCGCCAGACGATTGCACGTTAACATTAGCCGAACCAGATGTAGTAAGATTGTAGACAGGTAGTGCAGTTAACATTCCATCTGAACTTTGAATGTTAAGTCTTTCAGTACTAGCAGTTGTTACACTAAAATCACCACCATCAGATGTTGCAATAGTAAACTGACTATCAGCCTGTCTACTAAATAAAGAGGCAATAATAGTTCCATTTTTTTCAAAATCAATGTCAGAACTACCTGAACCACCAAGAGTAAGCGTTGTAAAATTTGTATAGGAGTTTGGTGTTGCGCCAATACCAACATTTCCAGCGTCAGTAACACGCAAACGCTCTGACCCCCCTGTTTCTATAGTGACCGTATCAGCATCAGCAAAACGAATAGCGGTGTTTGTATCTCCAGAGTGAACGATTTTGTCAGCGATTGTCAGGTCGCCATCAAATCCAACAGCACCACTAAACGTGCCACCAGCAGTTTTGGAAACCATATCTGCGGTAGTAAAGGATTTGAAAGCATAGATGTTTATCTGGTCGCCAAGCGTAGCTCCGCTATCCAGCACAACGCTAGTGCCGTTGGTTGCAGTAAAATCTGCTGGATCAAGCACTACACCATTCATCACAACCTGGAGATTGTCTACGGTGTAGGACAGTGTGGCACTGTTATCGTCACTGCCTGAGAAGGTAGTTTGCCCAGACGTAGCGGTATATTCATATAGAATTAGACTTACGTTGCCAGCCGAGGTTGCGGCTATCCAGTTTGCACCATCATAGACACGCATCTCATTGGCACTATCATTAAAATATAATGCACCTGCAACTAAGGCGTTTCCATCATTATCCACTGTTGGATTGCTAGATTTTACCCCAAGGTAACGATCATCAAAACTATCCAAAGCTGTGGCCGCACTTGCCGCAGAAGCCGCCGCATTAGTTTCGGAAGATGCCGCCGCAGTTGCAGAGCTGGCTGCCGCTGTAGCAGATGAAGCTGCAGCAGTTGCTGATGATGCAGCTTCTGTTGCTTTTGTTGTAGCAGTTGTGGCGCTTGTCGCAGCCTCAGACGCTTTTGTCGTGGCTGTGCTTGCAGAAGCTGCGGCATTTGTTTCACTGGTAGCCGCTTCACTTGCTTTGGTCGTAGCCGTCGAGGCGCTCGCTGCTGCGTTAGTTGCGCTGGTGCTAGCCTCGCTGGCCTTCGTTGTCGCAGTCGAGGCCTGTGTCGATGCAGTAGTTGCAGAGGCTGCGGCGTTTGTCTCGCTGGTGCTGGCATTGCTGGCAGATGTTGATGCCTCGCTGGCCTTTGTTGTCGCCGTCGAGGCACTGGTCGCAGCTTCTGTGGCAGAGGTTGCAGCCTCGGACGCCTTTGTGGTTGCCGTGCTTGCGCTGGTGCTGGCTGCTGAAGCGCTAGACGCCGCAGCCGTCTGAGCTGTTGTTGCTGTGGCCGCATCGACTATGAGATCATATTTTGCGCTATTGGTGTTTGTTGTCAGTGGCAACGAACCGGAAGATGTGTGTGCGGTGTTTACTATAAAGATGTTATTTGTGCCGCTGTCTTTAACTATATCTCGCACAACATAATCAGTGCTTGCCGCCCAGTTGCCTTTGAACGTGCCAAGCTCTTGCGTCACGCTAAGATCGCCGGAGCCGTCAAACGCCATAACCTTGTTTGCGCGGTCGGTCGCTGACAGAGCAAACTCTGCCCCACTAATGGTGTTAGTCACGGACGCCTTGATCGTGCGATCAAGCTCCTCCTGTTGTTGCTGGCTAATAAAGGTCAGCCGGTCGAGCGCATCCTCATGGCTTTCTGCTGGAAAGGGATCGTTTGCGACATAGTCTGTGCCTTGGGTCAGCGTCAGCTCACGCTTAATAACAACGGTTTCGCCAGACTGAGGGCGCTGGTCTGTGCTGCTGAAATGAGCGTCAGAGCTAGTGCCGGTATTAAATTTAAACAAGACATTGCCGCCGGACGAGCTGCCAGCGTTGGTGACAATATAATGTGTGTTAAGCGTCTTTAATGTTTCAGTGCCGTCAGCGGCGCGCACAGTTACTTGCAGGTCGGCGTCGGCAAATATTTTGAACCCATAGGCAAAACTGTGCTGTGTCCCATTTGCACTCGCACTGGCCTTAGATGTTGTCGTAGATACTGTCATGGATTACCTCATTATATTGTCCATGCCGGGAATTGCCTTTAAAGCCTCACGCTCCGTAGCAGCGTGGGCCAGCTCTTGCGCTCCAGGTTTTGTTAAAAGCACGTCAAAAGCTTGTTCATAAAATCTGCGCTCAGCATTTTTGATGCGATTAATCCGACCCCTGTCGTCGTCCCGCAAGTACTCTGGGCTAGAAATCAGCACACGCAGATAATCTCTGAACTGATACATTCCAGGTTTCGTAATTACCCTGCCTCGGCGCTTTACCTGCAACGGTAGGACAATCTCGTTTTTTGCAATGTTTGTGAGCTGAGACCGGTGCAGTGGGCTAAGCTTTATGCCTCGCATCTGATACTTTTTGTTGCTAGGCGTCAGCGGCGCACCAAGCCTGAGCAGCTCTGCGTGATACGGTTCAATAGGCTCACCGCGCGTTATTTTAAAAGGCGTAAGGGTGTTCCAAATTGCATCCATTGCATTAATGTCAAAGGTTGCACCCTTGGTTTTTTCGTTACCCAACATGTCATATTGAAATGCGTATTTTTCTTCGGCGGCTTCAACCCAAGGCAAGCTTCTTATCTGCGTATTCCACCCATTAACGACAACGTCATTAAAACCTTTTGCCCACGATATATCGCGGAAATTTTTGACGGTTCCTACCAATTGATATGGAACGCTTTTATAGGGATTATCACTATCCTTCGCCTCTTCAAACAACCGCTGGACATCCTCCACGGTGTAATATTCTAGAGGCGTGTCCACCTTTTTCACGGTTGTATCGCTTACTCTGTTTATCTGACGCACTAGCGAGCTATACGGCAATGGTATTGGGCCGAGCGTCCCACCCAGTGTCCCGTCTGTCAGAATGCTTGGGTCTTCATACTGGATTGCGCGAACAATGCTGCCAACACCCTGAAGCATTGGCAGGTCTCTGAAATACTCAAACGTCGCCAAGCTGGCTGCCGAAAAATAACCCAGCCGATCTTGCGGATCGACAAACATCATTTGATGCTGAGCCGTGCTTGCCGCAATTCCTAAGAACGCGCCCACCGGCTCAAAGCCCTGGTAGCTTATATATTCTAATGGGCCGTTAGGCAGGCCGGTGTCGCGATTGTATAGGGGCAGCGGATCACCGTCTTTGTCAGTCGGAAAGTTTTTGCCGCGAAACACAATGCTATATGGTTGCCATTTGGGCGGCAGCATCTTTTGCAATTGCGGATCGGTTGGGTAGGCACCCGTCATACGACCATTAATAGCCAGGTCATGCATGTAGGCCATTGTTGCGCTGCCAAGCGCCAGGCGCCCTATCGCTCGCTGTTGCGCCTTTGCGCCGTTTTTGCCAAGCAGCGTGTCTCTGATGTTGCTACGGCCAGGAAACAGGACGCCAACTGCTTGAACTAACGGATGCCCCTCTGCAACTCGCTTAAAGCTGTTCGTCGGCACACGCGCAAATGGCAACAGCAATCGACCTAGCGGATGGCTTCGTAAATAATTAGTACCCCGCCCAAGCAGTCCGTCGCCAAGATCGTCTGTCAAAGTGTTATAACGCGCGGCGGCATCCATCTCGTCGCTTACAAACTTTGGGTCGAGCATGACCATCATGGCGTCATCCATCGCCTCTTCATCAGTACGCCCCGCCGCTTTTGATTTTCTGTTTTGCCGCACCGCCTCTTCATACAAGGCGCCGCGTGATGCAATCACCCTCCAAAAGTCATCTGCCGCCATCAGACCGCGACCAGGTATGCGAATGATACGACCTAGATGATCAATCGCCCTGCCAGCAGTGGCGTTTGTGACGCCAAGATTTTCGGCGTCAATAGCACGCAGCGTGGCCGCTTCTGCTTTGTTCAAAAAATCTGTCGGGGTTTCTTCGTTAAATGTTTTGGCGGCAGTTGCCCAAGCATCACCAAGCGATCGGCTGTAGCCGTACACACGCGCAAACACATCCTCAAAGTACATCCCATCGGGATCGCCTTCGCGGCCCACAGCGCGACCGCCAGCTCGCGTCATTGCCCCGACACTTGCGGCACCTAAATCAGCAATGGCGTTGTAGGTCATAAAAAGCGGCGTTGCTATTGCGTTTTTCATTTGCGTGGTTGTGGCCGACAAAAGACCGTTCATGTAAACTTCAAACCAAACGCTCTCGGCTTTTTGATACCAAGCGCCCGACACATATTTATTTGCGTTTGCGCGCCCACCAGCTTCCAGCGCGTCAAGATATCCTGTTGCCATATCGGCTGCCAAACGTGGGCCGCCTGTATCATTAAGAATAGCAGTTAGGTTTTCAGCAGAAACCTCTGTGCCGACCGGTATTTTAAAAGCCTGCATAGCTCGTGCTATTTCTGTTTGCGCACCCTTAGCCTTCATCTGTATGCCAGCATGAATTGACATTTGTCTGCGAAACTCAACAAGCTTTGCGGGGCTGCCGTCACCAGCCTTGATTTCGCGCGCAAGTTTTTCGAGCCGGTCGCCAGACCTTTGCATTAATATGCGGGTTGCCGTCATCTCAGCATTGTTAAGCAAGGTGCCGCGTTTTTTTCGTAGCAGCTCGCGCGTGAAACCCAGCTCGTCAGCAAGCAGCTCGTCGGCTGCCGCCAGGGTTTCTTGATTGGTAACTACGCCACGTTTGGCAGCTTCGGTTGGGTCAGCAATGATTTCTGACATGGCGTTGATCGTGCGGTTGATGTCTTCGCCGCCCTGCATATTGCCAAAGTTGAAATCAATTCCGACCGTGTCATCCACGACGCCAGGCTCGGTCACCATTGTGATTAGATCGTCTGCGTCGCCCTCGTCTGCTAGACCGCGCCCTACCGTTCTAACCGCGTCTTGAGCTGCTGCCTGGACTGGGGCATCAGCAGTGACCGGCTCTGGCCCTGGCACCGTTTCGACGCCAGCCTCCAGCTCTCGATCGGTAGCCTGCTGAATGCCAACACCGGCATCGCCGCCAGCTTCTTCAAAACGACGCTGGCCTTCTGGCGACAGCATTTGAGGCGCAAGCCTTTCCTGTACGCTTTCAACCGTTTCGCCTTCAGGTAACAATCTTTCTGTGGGCGGCTCAGGCACGATTTCGCCTTTGCGCGCCGTGCCTTTAGCAACATTAGATATAAACCTGCCAAATGCGCTTGCCAGTTGAACGCGGCCATCGTCGGGTCGCGGATCGGTGTCGGCAAATTCGGTCACGCCGCCCGTGCGCATTGCACGGAGCGCTTGCTCGTCTGGTGTTGCCATGAAATTTTCCCAAAGAAAAAGGCGCCCCGAAAGACGCCTTACATTACTTATTATTGCCAGATTTTAGCGACGTTGGCTACGCCCTTTTATAGGAACCTGTCACATACAGGTCGCGGCTAGTTTGGCCGGACTTTTTGGCTGCGATTTGCCTGCGGAGCTGCTTCGCCAAAAAGGTCTCCTTGCCTTGCGACTTTTTTAGCTCCTTTTCCAACTGAGCCTCCAAAGTATTCTTCATAGCTTGTGCCGCCATTGATCCACTCCGTTCCTGATCTGCCTCGGTTTACATAGACAGTTGTTTTGTAATGTACAACGTCTGCATATGTTATGCCATCAATTTCTCCAATATCATTGATGACTTCTCCAAACAATTCCGCTTTTTCATCAAAAATGTCTTGAGCGCGTGTGGCGTCAAAGTCGGGATCGAACTCTGCAATATATTGGAACCTGATGCCAGTAAGGCCGGATGTAAGCTCATCTCCAAGAGCCTGCACACTTGCCCTGTCGGCCTGTCTGGCGTCTGTAACAAAGGTGTATCCGTCTACGCCACGCTCTTGCAAAATTTTTAAAACCTCTTCTGCAAATTTGACGCCCTGCCTGTCGCGGAAATAAACCTCAACGCCAGGCCTAGCGCCAGGAGTGCCATCCGGCACAACCTGCGACACAAAAACAGCATCCTGGTCATACTTTCGACCAGCCTCAACAATGCCTCTTGTCATGTCTGTAGGATCAAAATCTGTTTGCGTTACAACCTCATAGTTTAAATTTCTTTCTTGGTCTCCAGCAAACCCACCAAGCGATGGATTTGCTTGAACGCCAATCACTTTGTCGTCCTTAATAACGGGCGCTAACACCTCTTGAGCCAGCTCGTTTTGTTGTATGTTTGATGGCACGGCGCCTGGGCGCTCACGAGAAATTCCAGCTACAAAGCGCTGAGGCTCACCCTGAAGCGTTGCTAATTCCTTTTGAGCTTCGGCTATATCTTCCGGCTTGCTGTTCACGCTGTTTATTATAGAGCGCAGCTCGGCAGCACGCGCACGGTCTGGCGAGCCACCAAAAACGCTTTCATAGTCTAGGCTACCACCCTCACCGGCTTTTGTAGTCCAATTATTTTTTGCCCATTTTTCTTTTTCTAAAAACCATATTACGGCTTGCAAATCATCTGGGCCAAGATCACCAATGTCTGGGTTCAGCTCTTTGATGCGGCCCTGCTGATTTAGCTCTGCTGCGACATCTGCAAAGACTTTTTGACCGAAACCAAATTCGCTTCCTATTCGTGGTTCTTCCAAAGTTGATTTGGTTAGATGCTTTCCGGCCACAGCTTTTTCTGCCGGTGGCGGTATGCGAGGCAGGCCAGCGGCATCTCTAAGATATCGCGCGGCCCATACGTCGATTGTAGCTTCGTTGCCAAATCCAATAAGGTTGCCGGTAAAGTTTATAGTCTTTGGCGCCTTATCTTTTTTTACCTGACGAAACATATCCAACAACGCTTCGGTTGCAGCGGCACTGTTTGTATTAAACAGTTCGCCAGATGCTTTGCGTATTAGGCGAAACTCGTCAGTCGGGTCTGCGTCCCTACCAAACAAAGCTGTGCCGGTTGGCTCGCCGCGCTCGACAAGCTTGGCATACTGGTCGATTTCTGCATCGAACTCGCCGCGCACAAATCGACGCAACACCTGCAACGCATTTTCATAATTTTGCTGCACATTTGTTTGGGCAGACGTTGCCCCGATAATGTCTGCAAATACGTCGGCTAAGCCGCCAAACTCTCGGCGCAAGCGTGTTCGCATAGAGCGATACCAGTTGGCTTGGTTTATGATGTCAATCGCCGCCTGATCACCTGCCTGCGCCCGATCAATCACGTCATTTACATCGCTAAGCATCCTTGTGCTAATTTTTGTTTTTTGTGCTGCGGTCTCTTCGGGCGACGGTCTATTTTTTGTGCCTTGATATTTTTCCGGCAGATGAAACGCATATGCAGGCTTCTCCCATTTGATCTCTATTTTGCCGCCCTTTTTGACCTTAAAAGTGGGGGCGTCACCTTCAGGATTTATGTTAATTGGCAGCCAGCCATCTTCTTCTGGGTATAACCCTTTTATCCTAACCGCTTCAGCCTCAACATTTTTTGCAAGCTCTTCGTCAACCTTACCGCGCTTGGTAGCCTGCTGTCTAATCAGACCAATCTCTTTGTCTGTAAGAGATTTCAGAAATGTTTTAATGGCCCCTGCTTCAGCTTGGTTTGGAATGGTGGCACCCAATCCGGTGGCAAGCGACGCGGCTGCGTACCTCATAAGTTTTGGGTTTCTCTTAATAGCCCCAAGACCAGCAATCAGGAGGGAAATACCAGCCCCAGCCCCAGCGCCCTCACCGGCAAGCTTTGCCCTCTCACGCAACCGCTGTGCCGCTCGCGTTTCTTCATTAATGTCATCGACTGCCAGGAACTCGATTGCCTCTGGCAAAACACCATACTCAATTAGAGGCCGAATGAACCCGCCCTCGGCTGGGTCAAAATATGCCGCGTCAGCAATGCCAGAACGGATTACCCCATTCAATTTGCCAAACTTGTTTGGCGTGAAAAAAAAGCCAGTGCCAAACTGCACAAAGTCTCGCGCTAACGTAGCAAGCATTCCTTCCGGCTCTTCTACTGTCGGCAGGCGCGGCGTCGGCACTTGCAGCTCCATAGGATTGTCGGGTTGGTCTAGCAAGCCTAAATCGACATATCGCTCGGCCCTGCTTTCTACTAGATCGCGAGCGCCCAGCAAAGCAGCTTGCCCAGCATCACGCGCTCCACCAAGGACAACTTTTGTGCCGGTATCCACAAGACTATCGGCAAGCGCTGTTGCTTGTTGGTTTATAAGGTCAAGGTCAAACAGACCCGTGACCTTGCTGTCTTCCTCTATCGGGTCTTCGCGCTTTATAGCGCCCGTCACAAAGCGCATTGCCTCCGACGCATCATAAGCGTCAAGCCTCTCACTTTCGTAATCCATTATTTAAGACCTAGTCTTTCAAATTCTTTTAAATTTTGCGCAATGCCTTGCAGTATTGGATCGGTTGCCAATTTAGCCATCACATCGGGCTGCTTTAAATATTCCTTAGCCGACGTAATTGGCGCAGCGGGATCAACGACAAATCCAGGCAAAAACATTGCTTGACTGTTCAAAAGGTTAAGAGCCGCGTCTTGCATCAGCTCTAAATATTCCGCGTCGTTTGCGACGTTTATTGAACGCGCCTTGGCTATTGTTTCTGCAAAGGTAGCGCCGGCGCCCCCGCCTTCGGCTTTAGGCGTAGTTGACCAGTCGAGAAGCTCGCTAATTGACCGATTGTACATTAGGTCAGCAGCCTCGCCAGCAGCGCCAGTTGTGTCTTTAAATTCGTTGTATCGCAATTTGGTCGCTATCAAGTTTTTAGCAACTGTAAAGCCCTCTTTGCTTTCTGCCACTGCTTTAGCCATAAACGATTTAAGGTCTCCCTCTGACAGCTCTGATGAGCGAGCCACGACTGCGTCAATTGTAAGGGTGTTAGCAGCGTCCAGCCTATTTAGATCGGCAAGAACACTCCGGCTGGTTTGGTCGCCGCCAGGCGGTGCCAGCCCAAGCATTTTTTCAGCAGCCTGACGCTG